CACACGCTTGTAGACTTATAATAATTCCGCAAAGCAGCAAGTTTCGCATTGTATTCATTTTCAATTCCTTTAGTTACTAAGTCTTGTTGCTTTTTAATAGACTCTACATGGGCTTCTTGTGCTTTGGCGGCATTACTAACTTCTCGTTTGTAGTCGTTAAAATCACGGTTGCGTAAGCCCCAACCAGTAGCAAAAGCCCCAAGTAAAATAAAAACAGCAATACCAAGTTTTGCATAGTCAATCATTGTGAGAATTTTTTAGAAAGTAAATCTTCAAACAGGCTAATTGCACGGCTACCCATGTGTCCTGACACGCCTACTAAAGCAGCAGTAATCAATGGTGAGAACCCTGCGTTTTCGCATAGCCAAAATGTAATAATGCCAGTAAAAGCAGAAGTAGCAATTTCGCCCATAAATTCAGCAATATTAAAAGCTCTAGTTTTGCCTTCTTTAAGTTTGTTCATAAAACTAACAAAACCACCTAAAGCTGAAAGGCCTAAGACCCACGCATAAGTAATAAAAGGATAGGATGTTGGGTCTTTGTCTAACATATTATGTTTTCTTTTTGCGTGTTGTTGCTTTGGGTACAGTTGTTTTTTTGGCTACTTTTGTTGCTTTTTTGGCAACTGGTTTTTTAACAGGAAAGTCAAAGGTTTCAATTTTGGGTGTAAAGCCAAATTTGTCTAATATCCATGTGAATGTGAAGTTCATACTGCCTCTGCTGGTAAAGGTTCATTGCCTTGCGCTACCCATGCAAGGTAGGCTTGGTAGTCTGTGTTGTCTGGGTCAACAGGAATCATTGCATTATCAGGCAACCTCTTAATAACTGTTTGATTAACGGTTACGCCATCTAAACCATATATGTATTGATAATTAATCATAATTCCGCACTCGCAGTTGTTTGCCAATATAAAGAACCAGTAAAACCAGCAGATAAGCCATAAACCAAACTTCCATTATCAGAACCATAAGTTGTACCTAAGGCAACTTGATTTGATGCTCCACTACCTTCATAAGCCGCATAACCAGCAGTACCAGTTTCAGGGTTATAAGTAGTAATGGTTGGAGTTGTTCTCATAGTTGTTTTAAAAAACATAGTATTTCTAACTGTATTTCCTGTTGCTGGAATATAAAGCATTAATGCACCAGCTTGACCACCTGCCGCTGAATTTGATGCAGGAACTACAGATTGGTTGTATGTTTTGTAAAAATAACGCTGGCAAAGGCTAAGTTCTTGTGTAACTTGACGATACTCAAACCCAGTAGCACTACTTCCTACTTCTAGTTGAACACCAGTAATGTAGAAGGTTGCTCCGCTTGTTCCTACTACGGATGTTGCGCCTGTTGCGCCTAGCAAATTTGTATTTTGCCAAGAACCAGCAGTACCACTTAAAGTTGAACCTACGCCAAGACCAAAATACACATTAAATGCGCCACCATTTGTTGTGTTCCAAGTGCCTGTTGTTGGGCCAGCAATTGTAACTGAAATTTGTGTCCAAGTATTTGCTACTGAAATAGAATATGTAAATGGATAAGATGGATAGTAAGGGCTTGAATTATTTCTAATGCAACCGCCAAAAGTTCCAGTTAAAGATGATTGAACCCAAAATGACAAAGTTACAGTTTTAGCGTTAGCTGTTCCCCATCCTAAGTCTGCGGCATTGTAACCTTCTACTATTTGAGAAATTACATAATAATCACCAGAACCAATAGAAAATGCAGATTGTGATGTAATACCTAAATAGTTTGTAAATCCTACTGGCGGCGATGAAGATAATTGTTGGGTAATTAATTTTCCAGTTGTAGTTTGATAAACGGCAAACCTATCAAGAGTGTAATCATTAATAGTGTTAGCAGTTGCAGTTGTTCCATATCTTTGTGAAATAACCATCGCACCATTGATAATGCGGTTCTTCATAATAGAAGCGTTACCTTGCCCAATAGCTACGCTTTGAGTAGATAAACCTAAGTCTAAAGTTGTGGCTTTAACAGTAGACCTTGTGGTAGAGCCAATAGGGGTGCTATCAATAGTGTCGTTAGTTAGCGTTGCGCCTGTAATAGTGCCGCCAGTAATTCCTGAAGCAGTTTGAGTTAAGTCTACATAAGCTTTAGTAGCAGCGTCTGTAGAAACAGTAGGAGTACCCAATGCAGTAATCTTATTAGTAGCCATGTTTAAAGCCCCACTCATAGGGGTTTGACCGTCTGAAGCTACTGACTGAGTAAGTCCATCAGCTATGTTTTGCATAGTTGTGTTAGCCCAACTACTTGTAATAGTAGTACCTGTTACTACTGGATTACCAGCAGGTAGGGTGTATGTACCGCTTCCGTTTCTACTCATTTTGTATTCCTTAATGCGTCAGCCATAGGGTTGTAATTAATTGACTCTTGAATTTGCTTTTTCATAGCAGCTTCCTTGCCTTTTTCTGCGACAAATTTAGACGCAGAACCCAATACAGGTATTTTACCTAATGGGGACTCATTTATCTTGTCTAAAGCAGTAATAATGGCACTAGCAGAATTAGAGTAGTTTGCAGCGCCTTTTAATGGGGCATTTACTGTTTCAGTAATAGCAACCAAATCACGAATTTCTTGTGCGCCTGTTTTACCAAATACATAGTCTAATTTGCCATCTTGGTCTAGCGTGTCCACTACAGTTTTAAGTTGTCTAGGCATTACTACAGGATTACCATAAATGTCTTTGTCTGTAGTATTTGTTGCTTTTCTTTTAATATATTCAACAGTTTGACCTTGCAGTTCTTTCCATGCTTGCTGTCCTTCAGGCCCAGCTTTCTTTAAAGTCATTCCAATAGCCTTAACATCGTCTAATGAGCCATTTAATACGCTATGGTCAAATACATCCTCAAAAGCTACTGACCTGTCTGTAGTGCCAGGTTTAGTGCGTAGCAACTTATCTACATAACCAATATTCTCAAATTCACGCCCAAACTTTGTACGCAACTTGCGTGCTTCTTGATATAACTCGCCACCTTGACCTTCGGTCATTTGGTTAATAATGTTTTTCATGGATTTGGCATGAGCTTCGCCAACCGTGCCAGGTTCGTAGTTTTTATTTATAAACTGGTAAATATCTTCTAAATTATTAATTGAAATTTGCCCTGTTTTCTTAGCATCATTCTTGGCTATTTCTTCGCCAACGGCACTAATAATTGGGGCTAATTTACGCTTAACTGTAGGTGTTTGTTCATCAATATAAGCCTTTAATGGGGCATAACCTATGGGTTGTTGGGTTTCGCCAGCTTCTCTAGCTGCGGTATAAGCAGTATTAATTTCAGCTTTAGCTTTGTTTGCAGCGCCTACTAATGCTTTATCTACTACTCGACCAGTTTCACGCAAACCATAAGTTTCTTTGCCAGTAGCGTCTACAAATGCGTCAAAATTTTGCAAAATAGCGTCATTGCGTTTGGCTTGGGCTTCAATTAAAGGCTTGCCTAATTCAGGGAAATTCTTAGGAGTTTCAATTTCAAACTTTTGCTGACCTAAGTCACGCATAGCTTGACCTTTACTTAATTCCACCGGCACTCTTAATTGCTGTGCCATTTGTGACCTTATAACAGCTTCAGGTACTTCTGCTGCGCCAACACCAACCATAGGCGCTTCTTTGCGTAGTGCTTGTGCCATTGTATTAATTGCTGGTTTTGCGGTTTGCATGGCTTGTTGAGTTACTGGTCTTGCAACATTACCAGCTTGAATAGCAGAAGGTATAGCGCCAATATTGCCAATGTAAGGGGGCAACTTAGCAGCTTCTAACGCACCACCCATAGACTCTAAAGCGTTTGCAGAAACTGGGGAAGTAGGTTGAAATTGTGTGGCTTGTCTTGCTTGTTTGTAATATATATCTCTAGCTTCAGGGCTAGGGGCTTGTCCTTGTACAGCACCTTCTATAGCACTTCTACCAAGCCCATAAAGCATTGAAGCAGGTTGCGAAACAATACCACTACCAATAGTAGCTGGCACTTCATACAAAGCCTTTAGCTTGTCTGCCATTGTAGTTTTAGGCTCTGCCATAGGCACTTGCCTTTGCATTTGACTTGCCACTAATGGCACATCAGATGTTAAAGGAGTAGTTTTAGGCGCAACAGAACCAGCTAATTTAGCTTCTAATTGTGCTTTGGTTGTTCCTTCTGGTACATCTTTGACAAGAGTGCCATCTGGCATTAATACATCCATGTTCTGTCCTTATGGCAAATCGTTAAAATTAACCACTTTTTTAGGCGCACCCATTTGTTCAATTTGACGCTTACCAGGGCCTGCTTGAATTTCCATAGCTTTAATTGCGGTTTCTCTAGCGTGTTGTTTTTGTTTAATAACAGAGTCAGCATCACCAGGTTGTGGAAAGTATTTCTGTGATTCAGTATAAAACTCAGAAGGACTAATTGCTGCGCCAGACTCTTTCCGCAATACTGCGGTTACAAAGTTTTTGCGAGCAGCGTCTGTTTCTTGTTGTTGTGCATTTGGGCCACCTAAACCGCTTGGCAATACATTCATTGCTGATTGCACGCCTTGTTGCATTTTTTCGCCAACAAAAGGAGTCATTCCTACAATTCCACCTACAGTAGACCTAACAATGCCAGTATCTTTAACGCCTTGTTTTTCTAAATTATTTAATAATTGGTTTGACTCTTTCATACGCATACCAAAAGCAGTAGCATTACCTTGGGACTCTGTTAAAGGTTTTCCACCAACAAGAGGTTGTCCACCAGACATTACTGGGGTTGCTTGACCTGTGCGAGTATTAATAAGCATAGGGCCATTTTCTGTTTCTAATACTTGACCAGCTACAGGTTGATGTGCTTTTGCAAATTCACCAATTTTTTGTTTGGTAATAGGGTCTAATAAAATAGTTGAATTTCCTGTGTCAATACTAATAGGTGCATGGTATTTAGCCCCACCAGAAGCCATTTCAACAGACTGTCCATCCATTCCTGGCATTACAAACTTTTCCCCTTCTCCAAGTTTCATGCCTTCAGCCAATTTAGCCGCTAAAGGTTGTAAGAAACGATTAGAAGCAGCAAATTGCATTGCTTGACCACGAGTTTCTGGTTTAGACATTAATTGCTGGAATGTAGATAATGCTTGTCCTTTTTGGGTACGCAATGTTTCTGCTAGTTTTGCTTGCTCTGTGTCAGCACGACCACCAATAGCTTGCCCTGCCAATATATTAGCCATAGGGTTTAGTTGCTGTGTAAAGCTAGGGGCAACATAATAACCACTAATCATTTGACCTTGTGGCTGTTGCATACCTTGAGCCATTAGCAATTCAGCTAATTTTCTTTGGCGACTAACATCCTGCAATTCAGGGTTATAGTCTAATGCTTGTTGTTCAGGTGTCATTATGCTTTCCTTAATGCGTTTGCTAAGTTTGAGCCAGAAACATCATACATTCCAGGCGTAGCCGCAGTTTGCCCAGCAGAAGTAAATGTAAATGGGTTTTGGTTTGCTTTAATTTGACCAATAAAACTATTTGTCTGTTGCCCGCCACCTAAAAGGCTTGCTAATTGTTGCGGGTTCATTCCACTTGTACCGGCACTTGTACCAACACTTGTGCCACCAGTTGTGCCACCCAATAGTTTGGCTAATTGGCTACCATTATTTAAAGTTTGTTTTGCTTGATTGATATATTTTAATGCGTCAGCGCCTGTTAAACCTTTAGAAGCAGCGTCAGCAGCAGCTATAGCGTCAGCTTGGTTTAATCCTGTATAGCCCATTTCTGCATAAGTTGGCCCCATGCCACCTTCAGGTACTCCTGTTATTCCTAATTCACCGTATGTTGGGCCTTGTAATGGTGCATTAATACCTAAACCACTACCACCATAAGCAGCACCTTCTGCACCACCGCCAATAATATTACCAGCAGCATCTACCATGCCGGTCATTCCAGCAGTTAAAGCACTATCAAGACCATAAGCGCCTAATGCAAGAGAGCCAACTTTAAGAGCGCCAATTAAATTATCATGCCAAAAATTTCCAGAACTAGCAATATTAGACATACGCTGTTTGCTACCTGTATAACCAGTTGTATACCCAGTTTGATAAGCATTTTGCAATGAATTAGGGTCTAAACCATAAGCTACAGCTTTAGGTGCTAATGCTTGAATTTCTTGTTGTAAATTTTTATTTGGGTTTCCTTGGGCATCCATCCAAGCAATTTCATGAGCTAAAGAGCTAATTTTTGCAGGATAATAAGCCTGTGGTGCTATTTTTTCAAGATTATTAAATGAATTTTCTAAAGTGCTAGAGTCTAAATTTTGTTGAAAATTATTATTAATTTTATTAGCTAAATTTTGCGCAAGTTGAGAATAATATTCATTAGGATTACTTGTTTTTAACTCATACAATGATTGCGCTTCATTTGGAGATAAACCTAAACCTAATATTTCAGAGTTATTTCTTGCTTCACTACTTGCCAAAGGTGAAGTTACTGTGCCATTTTCACCATAATTCATTGCTGTAACAGCATTTGTGTTTGGGTCTGTATATGCTAATTGAAGCCCAGGTTCAGCATCAGTTGAGCTTGTTGGCAAATAAGCAACATTTTCCTCATCTGGGCCAGGCATATAAAAATTAGATGAAAGCCAAGGCATTATATAATCTCTTTATTCAAGACCAGACAAACCAAAACCACCGCCTGCACCAGCAGTAGGGTCATAACTTGCATAAGGGTTAGTCCAATTTGGAGTTAAACCGCTTCCCATCATGCCAGGGTTATTAAAGTATTGACTAAGACTATTTAACCCGCCACCAATACCACTTACTAAACCACCAATACCGCCACTACCTAATAATGCAGCACCACCTAAACCATATAAGCCTGATTGTGTATTTGCTGTTTTAGCATTAGCAGCATTTTGTGCGGCAATGGCTTGGGCATTGCTAGTAGAATAAGCACCCAAATAATCAGGGCCACTAACCGCAGCTTGACTATAAGGGTTTACATAATTAGGCGTACCTAAAGACTTAATATTGGCGGCTTGTTGGTTTTGCAACTGTTGTGCTTGTAAACCAGTATTCATACCTTGAATTTGGGCGCTAGTACGCAAGTCGTTTTGACCTTGTTGGAATGTACGCATAGCGTTTTCATAGGCTTGTGTGCCAGGGACAATGCCTTGGTTAGCTAATTGGGCTGTATTTGACTCTGCTTGTTGCGCTAATTGTGGCTGTAAACGCTGCATAATAGCGTCAGAATATGTTTGCCCAGGGTTAATACCATACATAGGGTTTTGCAAACTTTGTTGCAAGCCTTGTAATGAAGTATTAGTTAAGTCTTGTAATGGCTGGCTTAATTGTTGGTTTGCAGTCCATGTAGGGTTACCTTGAGCGTCTACGCCTTTGGTGTAATTTAATGTGCCATAAGGAGTATTTTGGTTTACACGGTTAGCTTGAGTAGCTGCTTGTGCGCCAGCTAAATTACCTAATGTAGTAGCTTGTGCGGACTGAATATAAGGGTTAGTAGACCCAGCATACGGATTAGCCGTATTTGGATTAGCACCTTGTGTAAAAGTTGAACCAGCACCCATACTATCTCCTTATGCCCACTTACAATATTTGGGGCGCATTTCTAAAATGACCAAATCTCCTTCGTCATGTGCGTCAGGAATTGTGGCAACATCTTTGAAACCAAGGTGTCGGTCTAGTCTTAGGGCTTTTGTGTTACTCCCTGCAACTGTGCCAATTATAACCTTTAATTTCAAGGTGTTAAATGGGTAATTAAAGACCTCTTTAAGAAAGTCTTTAGTTGCCCAATGTTGCCCTTCTGACCCTACATGAATCATGCAAGATTTACCGTAAAAACCACAATATACAACTACTGCTCGAATTTCACCATTTAATACTTGACCTAAATAATGTGCGCCATCGGGAGTAGGCATTTTATGTTTAATTGCCCAATCTTTAAGACTTTGCTCATTGAGTAATATCAAATTACCCCACCGGCTTCCATAATATAATCCGTAGAAGCCCAATGTAATTCAATTCCTTGACTAGCAGCATTAATGTTTACAGAGCCTGTATAGCCTATTCCTGAAACACCTTGCCATACTTTAGTAGTAATTAAACCGCCAGCCCATATATTTTTGTCCCATGTAGCGCCATCCCAGCTAGACTCTGTTTGGGTATTAGGGTTAAATGAAACTGCGCCTAATTGAGACTGCGTGTCAAAGTCCACGCTAATACCGCATAAAACACTTGGCACACCGCCTGTAGACTGAAGAATAGGCCTTATCATGGTAAAGCGCTTTAACTGCCCTGGAGTGTCAAAATAGCTATAGGCTTGTTGTGCAGTTGCAGTAATGTTATTGCCGTCATCAGACAAAGCGCTATACAGAGTGCCTACAATTCCTTTGCCGCCAAAGTGCATATCAGCGTCACCGGACACTTCCCAACAATAAGCCTCAATACCTGTAAACCTACCCCAAGACTTAGTAATAGTGTGCATTACATATTGTTCCATTCCATTAGTAACAGGAATACTAAGAATAAGCATATTTTCAGAAGCAAAATAGTTAATTTGCCAGCCAAAGTTTGCATAATACAAAGTTGCAGCTTGACTAATAGGGTAGTAAATCTTGTCAGTAAGGTTTACTCTAGGGTCTAGGCGGCTAGACTGAAGCGCAGAAGCAAGGGGTACTAAACCGTCTTGGGTTAGTAAAAGTAAGTCGCCAGCCCATTTAAAGAAACATCTACGGTTAAATGTTTGACCTAATTGCCATACGCCTTTTAATGCCCAAGTCGTAGCACTAGAAGGGTCAGTACCGTTATATACAATGACTTCACCCATACTAGTTACAAATACTGCGTAATCGTCAGCACCTTGACCAGCATCAAGAGTCCAAGTACCCATAGCTTGTAAATAGCCTGAGTTACGAGCAATACTGCCAAAATAAAGCGGAGATGCAGCGCCACCAATAGAGTCTACTGGTAAGTAATAGCAATTTAAACTGTCTTTTTGCGTGAAATATAAGCGGTTTTTAAATAGGTTTACACCAATAAATGTATTTGAATTTACGCCAGTTATACCTATAGTGGTATAAGTTCCTACTATCGTTGCATTGGCGGCAGGGGCGCTTGCCATTGTGTAAGTAAAGGTTGTTGTTCCAGTAACCGTAATGACATAAGTGCCGTTATATTCGCTAGAAGTAGCCCCTGAAATAGTAACCCTATTATTTGTAACTAAACCATGAGCCGTAGCAGTAGTTAAAGTGGCTGTAGTTCCTACCTTTGTAATTGTGCTAATTGTGGCGGCAGTAGTAGTTGTAGCTACATAAAACCATGCGCTACCGTCATAAATCATGACAGGGTCTACACCATTACAAGCTACTAAAAACTTGCCTGCGGTGTTAGTTATATTAACTGCTTGCAATTTATCGCTAGAAATACCAGTAAATACCACAGTAGCAGGGTTAGCTTTAGTTTCCCAAATGCTTGTGCCTGCTGCGCCAAATAGCTTATAGCTACTAGTTTGGGTGTAATTCATTAAGGTATTTATGGGGGTAGTAGCTTGGTTTAGGTATGTACCAACTACAGTAGCGTTATTCGCAGGTGTACTAGCCATAGTATAAGTAAACGCTGTAGTGCTAATAACAGTAATTTTGAATACACCACTATATGCCGCAGGAGTAGTTCCCGAAATAGACACATAAGCGCCAGTTGTTAAACCATGTGCTGAAGTTGTAGTTAAAGTTGCCGTTGTAGTGACATAGGTAATACTGCTAATGGTTTTAACGCCAGTAGAAGTAGTTAATATTGAAACTACGCTATAGCCCTTACGCATAGTGACATCAGTAGGCGTGGGATACCAATTTATAAGCTGTACAGCGTCAGTAGGACTCATATTAGCAAGGGAGTCCCTACCATTCCACCCGCCAATAGGCGCTGGTACTGAAGCTGTTTTAGCCGTATTTTGTTTTGGGCGTTGTAATAACATTATGAGCCGTAGCCGGTGTCTGGTATGTTAGCGTAGCCAATAAGGACTTTACTTGGGTATGGCGCAAATGAAAGGTTAGGCGCACCCTTGTCATTCGCTTTAGCAATACTCAATACACGCTGGTAGTCTTGAGAAACAACGGTAGTGTCAAAGCCTTTAATGCCCCAATATTTCATTTTGGTAAACAAAACCATAAGGCGGTCATCTAAAACAGTAGTGTCTGAGTCAGCAGTAAAGCTATTTTTAACTGTGCCATCTGCGGCTCTTG